TCGCCGAAGCGATTGCAGAGCAGGCTAAAGCGGTGGGCATCCGCTGGACTGCGAAACAAGCGGTAGCAGCTGCAAGAAAGACGGTTGACTTGGGAACTGATCCATCCGAGGTGGATGGGTTGATTTTGAAGGCACTTCAACAGCAGGCCGAGCGCCTGGAGAAAGGTTCGGAGCAATGATCGATCTCATTCACGGAAGCAGCGAGGACAAGGCACGCAAGTCGAGCAGCGCAGGCGGCCCCTGCCCCGAGGGCACCTACACCGCCACGATCAGCAAGGCGGAAGGCCGCGAAAGCCCATTCGAAAACATGAAGACCACCGACAACCCACGCGGGCTGGTGGTTTCCCTGTGGTTTGACATTGAAACCGGCGGCCAGCGGTACCGCGTGTTTGAGGATGTGGCGGTTACGCGCATCCTGCGACTGAACGAACTGTTGGACGCGTGCGCTCTTCCGCACATCGACAAGGCCACCCAGCGGTTTGAGGAAGCGAACCTTGAGGGGCGCGAAATCCTGTTGCGCGTGTGGCACTCGCAGAATGGAAAGGCCAAGGCGGGCGATTTCATCCGCCCCACCCAGCAGCGCACCACGGCTACGGCCGCGAAGCCTGGGCGCAAGGCGGTTGCGCCTGGGGCCGATGAAATCCCGTTCTAACGAACCCCCGGAATGGCCGGGGCGGTTGAGTTCTCGCCGCCCCGGCTAATGGGGTTACTTCTCAACATCTGTAGCGGATTCGATCCGCGGCAAGGATGCCGATGGTTACGGTGGAACTTACTGACGCGGAAATCGAACTATGCGAGCGCGTGGCCGAGGCGCGCATGGCTTTTGGTGCAGCGAACGGGCTGAACCACGCGTGCATCATGGATCGGATTTTCACCGAGCGCGAGCAACATGAGTTCGGCGGCGCTGCTGGTGAACTAGCCGTGGCCAAGTGGTTTGGCGTGCGCGGCTACCAACCATCTGTGCAGTATGTGAAGGGCGCAGTAGATGTAGAGCCGGACATTGAGGTGCGCTCCACCGGCTGGATGAACGGGCAACTGGTGGTGCGTCCACGCGATCACGGCGATAGGCGCTATGTGCTGGCCATCACAAGCCTAGCCAAGAGCTACGGCCAGGTGAGGCTTGCCGGGTGGATGTGGGGCCACGAGGCGCGGCAAGATGAGTTCCTGCAAACCTATTACAACCAGCCCGAGCATTGGGTACCGCGTGACGCGTTGAACCCGATGCACACCATGCAGAGGGAATCGAATGGAACCGTATGACGCGCTGTTGCGCGATTTGCAGCGTGTATGCACCAAGCCGCACGGGCTGATTGCCCGCGCCATCGCGGCCATTGCGACCCTGCGCGAGCAAGCGAAAACATGGGAAGAGCGCGCCGATTACCTGCGCGAGCGGTGCGAGGATTTCAGGAAGCGAAACGATTACCTAGAGCGGCGGGAATCCAAGTGACCACCACCGATGCAGCAGCCGCGGCGATCGAGTCCGCCTATCAACTGCTGGGCCTGATCTTCGAAGCGAATGACCTGATCGAATTCCGCACCATCGGCGGCGCAGGTGGGCTACGCGATTGGGTTCCTCAGGCGAAGGCATCGCGCGTCATCGCGCAGCTTGCCGCGACGGTGGCGAAGGGGCAGCATGTGTATTTCGGGGCCAACCCGCGCAGTGGGCGCGGCGGCAAGGCCACCGATGTCGCGTTGGCAAGGTGCCTGTTTGCCGATTTCGATGGCGGCACCACCGTTGAGCAAGCCCGGATGGCGTGGCGTGAGGCGAACATCCCCGAACCCACCGTGGTGGTGAAGACGGGCGGCGGCATCCACGCGTGGTGGCGGTTGGCCGAGCCGATGACCGACCTAGCCGAGTGGACGCGCTACCAAAAGGCATTGGCCCACCGGCTGGGTTCCGATTCCAGCGTGACCGATGCGCCAAGAGTGATGCGTTTGCCAGCGTTTCACAATTGGAAGTACCCCGAGCAACCGCTTTGCGTGGTGCATGAGAGCGAAGCGGATCACATTTGGACGCTAGACGAGTTCCCTGCCCCGCAGGAGGGCGGGACCGTGATGATGCCCCCAGCGGCCACACCGGCGGCCGGATCGCTTTCAGACCTTTCTAGGCGGTTCCTTGAGGAAGGGTTTGTGATGCGCCAGGGCAGGCGCACCACCGTCTTTACGGTTGCCTGTGACATGAAGGCGCGCGGGTGGTCGATTGCCGAGGCCGGGCCGAGGATCATGGCTAGGGCGGCCACGCTGGGCCTCACCGCCGATGAACTGATCGACCTGAACCAGCGGCAGATACCGAACGCGTTCGCAGCCGAGCGGAAGGCCGTGAGCGGGCCCGCAGAGGCTGTGCAGGCCGTGGAGCCCCCACCAGCCGCCCCGGCGGCACGCTTGCAGCCTGTGCCCATCTGCGCCCTTGTGGCGCGGTGCCCCGAGTTGCGGCGGCCCATCATCGATGGGCTGTTGCGGTCTTCGGAGACCCTGAACCTTATTTCCAGTCCGAAGATGGGCAAAAGTTTTCTTGTCAACCAACTTGCCATATGCGTTGCCAGGGGCGAGCCGTGGATGGGGTTCAGCATCCCGCAGGCTGGGCGCGTCCTGATCGTGGATAACGAGTTGCACCCCGAGACAAGCGCGGATCGCATCCCGAAGCTGTGCGCGGCGCAGGGCATCCCGTTTGAGTCGCTGGCGGATCGCTTGGACATCCTCAACCTGCGCGGTGACCTAGTTGATTTTGACGGGCTGGGCGCGCGCCTGTTCGACCATTGCGCCGCCGGGCAATACACGGTGGTGATCCTTGACGCGTTCTATCGATTCCTCCCGGCGCGCACGGATGAGAACGATAACGGGAGCATGGCGCGCATCTACAACCAAGTGGATCGGTGGGCGCGCACGCTGGATTGCGCGTTCGTGATGATTCATCACACGTCAAAAGGACTTCAGAGCGAGAAAAATGTCACCGATGTGGGCGCTGGCGCTGGTTCGATGAGCCGCGCCGCTGATAGCCACTTGATCCTTCGCCACCACCGCGAGGAAGGGCATGTGGTTTTGGATGCGGCGGTGCGTTCGTTCGCCCCCATTGAACCGCGCGTGCTGCGCTGGGCCTATCCCCTGTTCCACATGGCCCCGCACCTTGATCCCAAAGACTTGGCGAAGCCAGGCAAGAAGGATGCAGACGATGACGGGTGGAGCGCCCAAAGATTCGTGGAGGAGTGTTTCAGGGTTGAGACGAAGCAACCCAACGGTGCCACGGTGTGGCTTGATCGTGAGGCCATGAGCGGCGCGGAGCTGCGAGCCACCGCCGAGGCGATGAAGCTCACCAAGGGCCGAGCCGAGAGCCTGCGAACGCTGGCGCTGGGTAGCGGGTTGATTGAGAAGCAGGGATCAACCAAGGGCGTGGTTTGGGTGCGCCGAACCCACCCCGCCGCCGTGAATAATTCAAACGGAGACGCGTAACAGCGTGTAACACGATGAGGGAAAGTCCGATACTAATTAGGTTTTTGGCCCAATTTCAAATGGCGAAATTAGGGCGGCAGGGCTGTTTTATTTCCTTTTTCTCTCCCCTAAAGGGAGAGAGAAAAAAGAAAAAAACAACCCAGCCCTATCGGATCAGTTATCGGAATCGAAGGGAATATGCATAAATGGGAACCACAAGCGCCCAACCGTGGCAGGTGGTGATGGCGCTTGCATCCCTTGAGTTCGGGTACGGGAACGATGCGAGCATGGCCGCCTACCGGGACCACCTGCGCCGCCACCAGCGCGAACGCATCACCGCCCTCGCCGTGATCGTGCGGGTGTGCCAGGTCGAACCATCGGCCGCGGCCATCGCCCTTGGCATCGATGACATCCAAACCGCCACGCGCAGCCTGCACCGGCGGCCACCCGACCCTGACGAGGTGCGAGAGTTCGCGCGCTTGGTTGCCGCGATATTCCGCAAGGCGCACGCGATGCACCTGCGCGCGAAGCTGCGCGAGGTAATGAAATGACCAGCCACGAATGCGGCAGCGGGATAATGCCGGGCATGGAGGAAGTGCAACTGCGCTGGGGCCCATGTGACGGTGACCGCGTGCAGGTCGATGGCACGGATTTGGAAATCCGCGTGCCTGTGGTCATGGGCGTGTGCTGCGAGGAACTTCCATCAAACATCGGGCGGGATGTGTACACCGAGGCGATCTACATCCCCGACAAGGCCGGAGTGTGGTGGTACAGCGGCCGGATGCGCTACCGCGATGACGGTGGCGAAGCGTATTTCCATCCCGCGTGAAAAACTGTGAGAGGATGACCGCATGGGCAGGCATTCACGGCAAAAGGGCAAGGCAGGCGAGCGCGAAGCGGCCGCAGTTCTCCAG